AATTCAGTGTGGACAGTCTCCATAAAGGTGCTGTGAATCATCTTTGGATTCATCACCTTGAGTGCCTTCAGAGCAGTCGCCGCTGCCTTGATGTCCTTCTCTTCGGGATAGGTCTCTGCCATATCCTCAAAGAACTCTACCAGCTTATTGTTGAATGCTGTCAGGGCGCTCATGATTATTCTTTTTATTGAAATATTTCTAGAAAACCAGACTCACATCAAATTTATATACGATTTATTGAAGCAGGAAGGTCGGCGTCGCGCTTCTTTCGGAAATCCTCCATTGCATTGTTCAAAGCCCGTGCTTTTTCACTTACAGCTTCGGCAGGTGCAGCAGGCGCCTTTACGGCACCGCCCTGGGCAAAAGCCATGCCATCTAGCAGGGTAAAGTTGCGCTCAATGCGACTGGCACCAACACCGTCCTGAATACTGAAGTTATCCTCTATAAATGAGTAGCCGTCAGACCACTTTCCACTGCCGGACATTTCCTGACTGTGCCAGGCATTGGGCTCTTCACCGCCAGTGGGGTTCACAACTTGTTTGGAGGCTTCACCGCCGGGTGCTCTTGTTTGTATAGGCTCCGCCATCTTGCGTCCAGGTGGAGTCGGGTCATACACGGGATTTGAAACCGGTGCAGGCTCTTGTCTTGTCTGCATTTCATTACGGGCAGGCTCCTTGTAGCTACTTTGTTTGGGAACCGGGGCATTTCCCTGAATTTTTCTCAGCGAAAGCCAGTTGAAGACTTTCTCATCAGTCAAAGGGTCAGGCTCCCCATCAATTAAGAGTGTGGGTACAACCTTCAACCAAGATGGTAACTTGGGTCTATTTGGACCAGGGTCAACACAAACAAACTGAAATTCAGAGGTGTAGGGGGTCCGGGCTAATTCCTCAAGAAAAGAGGCGCTGTGTTTGCATTTCTTGCTAAAGAAGCAGGCGTGCTTCGGTCTTTGACTCATTGTAGTTTTGGGATATTTTTGCTTCTATGTTTTAACTACGGTCGCTTATTTTTAAGTCATTGACTGTTAAAATCAAGTCAAATACATATTTCATATAACAACGCCCATACGAAACTTATAAATAAGTCGTGAAAAACACAAAACCTCTGTTTTGAGCACGAAACTATATAAAGTTGATTATCCTCACTTATCACAGAGAGGGTCAAAGAATGGCAAGTAACATCACCTTCACCGAATATACAGAGAGCGGTCCGCAGCTACTGAATAGCGCAGCTAACAAGATTCAGGCTACGTTTCGCGTAGCACCAATCCACGTCACAGTGGCAAACACCATTAGACGGCAGATTCTGAGCGCTGTGCCAACTGTAGGGTTCAAGACGGAGCCGCCCGAGAAGTCAGACGTGTTTATTAGCACAAACACCACGCCCCTAGTGAATGAGATGTTGATTCACCGCATTGGCATGATTCCTATTTCTGTTGCGGACCCATCCACATTCAATCCCGAAGATTATGAGTTTCGTCTAAATATTGAGAATCTTGGCAAGTCGCTTGTAAATGTCACGGCATCAGATTTCACGGTTGTTAAGACGGCTACACCTGACCATCCTGAGACTACAATGGACACAAAGCAGTTCTTCCCGCCTGACCCTATTACGGGTGAGACCCCGTTGATTACGGTTCTTAGACCCCGATACAATATGGACAGCCCTGCGGAGAAGCTGCTTATCAGGGCAAAGGCATCTATTGGAACTGGACGCGATAATATGCGTTATAGCTCTGTGGCACAGTGCTCCTATGAGTACACCTTGGACACTGACAAGAGTCGCCAGAATATGCGCTTTACAACTTGGCTGGCAACCTCTAAGAAGGTCGCGGATGTTGCAGCCATTGCTCCCGAGCGCCAGGCAGAGTTGCGTCGTGAGTTTGACTGCCTTGAGATTCAGCGCTGCTATCTTGAGAATGAGAAGGGGGAGCCCTATGATTTCCGCTTCCACCTGGAAAGTGTAGGCATCTTTAGTGTTCCTACTATCATTGAACGCGGCTTAGCTGCTTGTGAGGACCTTGTCACGCCCTACACAACGCTTGAGACTGACATGCCCGATAACATCACAGTTGGAACACCGGCTAATCGTATGGCACAGGACGATAAGGGAGCGGTGTTTGAGTTCACATTCTGCAAGGAGGAGCACACACTGGGCAATCTGCTTCAGACCTTCCTTGTGGAGCGTCATATTGAGGGCACGGAGCAGCCGCGTATGAAGTATGCGGGCTACCGCATTCCTCACCCGCTGAAGCAGGAGATGGTTCTTACTATCTGCCCTGTGGAGGGCGATGTCATGAATGCGCGTAGGGCAATTGCAAATGTCTGCAAGTTCCTGAAGGGCTACTTTGCCGATGCAAAGAGCGTATGGATGCGCACCCCGAAGGGACCTGAGCCGACGTTAGCACAAGTGCCAGCTGCTGCTGTACAAACAAAAGCCAAGACTGCTGCCAAGCCTAGAGCCACAAAGACAGCAGCCCCTTAAATAAAAAATATCCAAGATTTAGGGATGCAAACGTTAATATACGTAATAGTAATTGTCGCGATTGTTGCTGCAGGTGTAGCCTTAAAAATGTACCCGCAGTTTCCACGCACAGTAGAACGTTTTTCTAGTCCGGCGCTAGCACCAAATATGCCTGCGTGCGTCCAGCGTAACGCGGATGCACAAGCGCTCTTGGCGCTATTTCCACAATGCATGGACCAGTACAAGGCGCCGTCGGAGGATGAGACAGACCGCGTAGAACTAAAACTCATTTTGAGCAAAATGACATGCCTGGATGCGGATGTAAACAATAACGGTGTAGCCGGCTACAATACATTAAATTTACCCTATAATACAAGCCACGATACAGAACCTATTACAAATTTCGTGGGACGCTGCTTGAATGGTGGTGCCCGAACACGCGACATTGAGCTCATTATGGAAAAGTATGAGCGGCGGGGCATAGAACTTATTAGCAAGCTGGCGAAGAACGTGAAATTAAACCCTGAAAAGGCGTTCAATCACTATAAGGCTGTCGTCAAGGTCACATTTAACGCATTGACAAATGCATGCAAGATGAATCGCGCCTCTTTGGACAGACCTGTGGGTGTCAGAGACCCTGGTTATTCTACGCCGTTCAGCGTTGAGAAGCTGGCGCCTTTTGCCCGAACCATGGACTAAGTAACTTAAAAAATAATATCATGTTTTAACCAACTAGGTTCAAATATGATACATAGACCACGTCTTACATCTGCATATTGCAGTTGCAACCGGGCACCATTAACGCGATAAGGACGGAAAGACCCAAAATCTGCCAGATGGACTTGGCGGGCTTGGCAAAGGGTAGCAAGACGACCAAGACCTCATTCCACAGGTACTTGCCGACCAGGAGAAGGAGGAAGAAGATTATAATGAGTGTTAAAAAGGAAACTAACGCAACCTTACCGGAAACCTTCGTTAGCTCCGGGACTTTGTTGTTATCACCGTCGAAGGTCTCTGTAACTAAATAAGGCGTAACGACATGGTCAATCGCAGATGAAATAGCACCGCCTAACATTTTTCTATAATTACGCGATAAAAAATTTCAATAACGTCAAGAATTACTCCATAGCTTGGTCTGCACCACCAGTAGGAGCAGGAGCCACATCACCATCCTTCTGTAGCTTGAGGTCGTGCTTCTCCTCCTCCTTGCGCTTCGCCTCCACGAATTCAAAGATTTTGTTTGTCTTGTCCTCATCGCCCTGAAAGTACTCACTCATGCACTTCTTCATGAACTTGGCAGAAATCGCCTCCTTGAGCTTACGCTTTCGGTCTACGACTGCACCCTTCTGGGTGTTAATCTGCTGGACCTTATTTGCCTGCATGGTCCGTAGAATGGTCTCCTTGAGAGCCTTGCTGGTGCGCTTCTTCTCACGCAGCGCAGTGTTGATACCGCTAATCTCCTCCTCAATGCTAATCCACCGCTTCAATAGACCCTTGAGCTCATTGATATCTGGAATGTCGTTAGGTTGCTGTGGTGCGGACATTTCTTATTTGTTAATAAACACATTAAAGTTTGGGTTTAAACTCATTTTTTTCGCTAAAAACGAACAAAATAAATATTCAAAACTTAAGATTTACTGGCAGCGGCTTGTGTGGCGGTGGTTCTTTCTGCAGCGCTGGTTCTGTCTTTGACTCTGTCTCTGCTGTCTCTGACTCTGTCTTTGCTGTCTCTGACTTTGTCTTTGCTGTCTCTGGCTCTGGCGTCTGCGTGTCTGGCGTTGGTTTCTGCGACCACCAGCGGCGTTATAAGATGCGCCGTCACCGCGAACCTCAAATAACTCCGCGTGTCTATCGGCTGGCACATCCATAGCCGTTAAAAGGGCTGTTGCGGCACCTTCAATTTCCTTAGGCGTCATATCCATTCCAGGAGCTACAGGGCGTGTCAAGTTATACATAAATACGACCTTTGTTGTTCTGACGCCGCTCTTGAACTGAGGTACAGTGACGTAATTCAAGATGTCCATGAAAGAAGTAAAAACGCACACATTGCGCGCAATTCCCGTAACATAAATTGTATCAAGGTTCATTGCAGCCTCAACTAATGTGTCCTTAAAAAGGTCGCCCGTGTCCTCATTCTTTGGTGTAAAATTACCTGTAGCATCGGCAATAACACTATAAGAATCTATAGCAGGGTCGAAGCCCTTGATAATGTTTACAATTTTACCCTTATTCTCAGGGCTTAATTTATTCATAAAACTATCAGCTACTTTAGCGTCGCTGCCCTCTTCATTTTGTAAGCAGTGTGCGGGCCATAAAGTCTGGTCGTGGCGACCCTCAGCTCCCCAAAATCTCTTGCCGCCTTTTTCCTCTGCTGCGGAAAATTGCGCATTTGTATAAGCACCCTTTCTGGAATTAAAAGGCTTTTCCCCCTTTTCTGCTTTAGCGAATGATGTGTGTCCTGAAGGGTGCCAGTCTTTGCTAACATAAATCTGAAGGTCGCTCTTCTTATTCACAAAAGAAGCGATTGCTTCACCAAGTGCGTTTGCCCCAAAACTACCGTTTCTAGAGTTAGTAGTAGCTAATGTGCCACTGGGTGGTAAGAAGCAGTCCTGAACGTCAATAACGATTACGGCTTCGCTAGGCATGTTATTATAATTATACCCGCGAATTTTCTCAGCCTAATGCAGGGAAATGACAGCCAATATTTTGATTGTCACCGATGTCCAGAATTGCTGGATGGATGGAAACAAGCGTACAGCACTTATCAATGAAATTGCGGATATGGTTAACGCAATTCCGTTCGATTATTACGTTCTTAGCCGCGATGTTCATCCGCGCAACCACGTAAGTCACATGGTCACAACAGCGCCAAATACAACCAGGGTAAGGCGCAAAAACGGCACACAGAAAGCTATGAATATAAAAACTGCCTACCAAGGTTCACCTGCAGTGGCTGCACCAGGTTTTGAATCGGTTGACCTGACCGGGGGTTTATGGACGCCGCATTGTATAGAAACAAAGTACAAACATATCGGAACATGTAAGCCACGCGTTGACCAAGGTGAAGTTACTATAGCAAATGCGACACAAACTGATAATTGTAAGTCAGATGATACACTGGTCAGCCTTGTCCCGAAATTTGCTAATCCCGATATTACGATTGAACTAGCCGATGATGCAGAGAACCATTTTAATGAGCCGAATAAAGCAACATACCAAGTAACAGTCACAAGCCTTCCTCCCACTAAACCCGTAATCCAAGTTCTTAAAGGACAGCTGTGTAACTGGGATGCATATTCGGCATTTCAGTATCATATCAAAAACGGCATGAATCAGAAAAGCGACCTGAGTCGTTCAACTGGCTTGGCAGAAGTCATGTTTTCAAAGGAACTGGGTATAACAAAGTTCAGACCAGATGCAAAAAAGGTCAATATTGTCATATGCGGTTTTGCTGGTGAATATGCTGTAAAATACACCATGTCTTACGGATTAAGTACAGTCATTGATGGGTTAAAACAGGGGCTACAAGGCTACACAAGCGGTCGCATTCGTGGTTATCCTTTCTTAATGACGCCGGCTCCAATTCCGCCAGTGCACTTCATTTACAGCGCCTATGGAACGCAATTCCTACCCCGGTTTCAGCAAATAGCTGAAATTCGTAATACGATTAAGAGTACTGCTTCCCATAAGCCTAAGTCTGTTAGATATAGCATACTATTACCACCACAAGAACAACTTTTGGATAGTATTAGC